TGGCTTCTTGATGAAGCTGTTGGCAGTCACGGTTGCCAGCGGTGACTGAACCGATGAGCCGCGATCATTCGACCGAAACTTGGTGATCACTGGGGCCACCAGCGCAAAGTGGCCACCCTTCACCTGGGCGCAGATGGTGCGCAGTGGTGCGTCGGCCGGCATGTTGCGCTGGGTGCTGCCGTTGGCATGTTCGGTGATGAAAGGCGCCAGGGTCGGCACCACAAGACCGGTCCCAAGTTTGCTGGTGATGGTTTGCAGCGGTTCATCCAGGGGCTGGCCCCGGAAGTAGTCGTATCCGTGGTTGACCTTCACCAGGAATGGATCGGACGAATCCAGCAAGTAGCGCTGAATACCCCGGGCGATTCGGCGCAGGGTGTTCTCGGCCAGTGGCTTCTTGCGCTCGAAGATCGAGGGGCAGGGTAGGGACCAGTCGATGATTTCCGCTGCGGTGCGCCAGGGCTTGAGGCGCTTGGCCTTGACGGCCTCGCTCGCCGGGTCGCCGTGGGTGGGCTCCGGCCAGACGATGGGCTGGCCGTCGCGCCGGGCGATCAGGAACAGGCGCTTGCGGATGGTGGGCGCGCCGTAGTCGCAGGCGCGCAGCTCGCGCCAGTCCACCTGGTAGCCGAGGCGCTTCAGGGCGTTGGTGAAGCTGGCGAAGGTGCGGCCCTTGTTCTTCGGGCATGGGCGTCCGTCAGTAGCCAGCGGACCCCAGGTCACGAACTCCTCGACGTTCTCCAGCATGATGACCTTGGGCTTGACCGTGGCGGCGTAGCGGATGGCGACCCAGGCGAGCCCGCGGATCTCTTTTTTCACCGGGGCGCCGCCCTTGGCCTTGCTGAAGTGCTTGCAGTCGGGGCTGAACCACGCGAGGTCAACGTGCTTGCCGTCTGCGATGACGCGCGGGTCTACCTCCCATACCGATTCACAGAAGTGCCGGGTGTGCGGGTGGTTGATGTCGTGCATGGCCACGGCCTCGGGGTCGTGGTTGACGGCGATGTCGACCGGCCGGCCAAGACCGATCTCGATGCCGGTGGACGCACCGCCGCCACCGGCGAAGTTGTCGATGACCAGGCCGTGGAAGTTCATGCCGGCTTGTGGGTGAATGCGATAGAGGTTGGTCACTGCTGCGCCTCCCACAGGTGCCGGTACTTGGCTTGGCGCTGGGCGGAGCAGGGGATGTGATTGCCCTGCGAGCGGTGGCGGTTGCAGATATCGCACATGCCGGTCATCTCGCTCATGCGCAAGATACCGGGCACGCGGCTGCGGCTGGGTGGGCGGCGAAGGGGCTTTGTTGGTTGAAGCATGTGCTGTGTCCTCTGTTGAGCGTCGGTTGGTGGCCGACGTAGTTCGTTGCTGTGCCGCTATTTCATGCGCGGCGGTAGGTTTTGCTGAGCCCGGCATTCACGGTGCTACCTCGCAGCAGCACGGCCTTGGCCAGGCGTTTACGATCGGTATGGCTGTGGGTGGCCTGGCTGAGCAGGCCGAAGTAGCTGTTCGCGGTTTCGCGCAGGCCCGCAGCCGGCACGGTGGCGACGCGCTTGATGGCGTGTGCGGCCGTCTTGCGGCGGGTGACGCGGCGGTGCGGGAGGATGACCTGGCCGACGAAATCGACGCCCCGGGCGATCGGCTGGCGGATTGTCTTGCTGGGGTTGAGCCGGGCATGCAGGCGACCGGCGAGGAAGGCCTCGATCTGGTCGTGCCAGGCGTTGAGTTGCTGCGGGCTCTGGTGCAGCAGCACGAAGTCGTCGACGTAGCGGATGTAATGCTTGGCACGCAGCTGGTGCTTTACGAACTGGTCCAGGGCGTCGAGGTAGACGTTGGCGAAAAACTGGCTGCTGAGATTGCCGATCGGCAGCCCCAGGTGGGCGGGTTGGGCCGTCAGGCGCTTGTGCTGTGGTACTCGGTTGAGCAGGCGCGGGGCGCTGCGCAGCTGGTAGTTCTCGCGCGGGTCGTGCCAGAGAATCTGCAGGGCGAGGCGCTGCCAGTATGGTTCAGGAATGCGCGCGGTGAGCTGTTGGGCAAGAACGTGTTTGTCGATGCTGACAAAGAAGTTCGCCAGGTCGCACTTGAGGTAATGGGCTGGGCGCTTCCAGTTGCGGGTAATGCTGCGCACCTTGTGTTCGAGGCGCTTGGCGGCGTACAGGGTGCCGCGGCCTTCGATGCAGGCGCAGGAGTCGGCGATGAAGGTTCGCTCGATGCGGGCGCCGATGTGGTTGTAGAGCAGGTGGTGAACGATGCGGTCGCGGAAGTCCGCGGCCCATACTTCCCGAGGTTTCGGGTGGGTGACCACGAAGCAGATGGAGGCGCCTGGCTGCCAGGTGCCGCTGTTCAGCTCGGCATGCAGTTGCATGAGGTTGCGCTCCATGTCGAGCTCGAACGCCAGCGCACTGTTGCTGCGCCGCTTGCTGCGGCGGCAGTCGAAGTAGGCTTGCACGAGGGCCTCGAAAGAAAAGCCAGCATGGCCGGAGGTGTGGCCGGTTGAAGCTGCGGACGGCGCGCGCGCGGTTCTCGTTGTCCTTGTGGTCGTTGTTCTGGTTGCCATCGTCGAAGTCCTGGATCCACGCGTTGTTCGGGCTGTACTGCGCCATGTCGTGCTATCTACGTCGCGCTGCCGATTGCTCAGCGGCGAAACTGCGCGGAGCCTGCCCGGCCGTTGCCGGATGGTTCCCCTGGTGCGCATGGCGGTGGCCGGATAGGCCAGCGGCACGACCAGATTCAATGTCGCACTGGCCTGGGCGCCGTGACGCTCAGGCAGCAGGCGCGGCTGCATGCTTTTTCCACCCGGTTGCCTGCCGGCCGAGCTGGTCGGTGAGCTCGATTGCCCTCGCGTACTGCCCAGTGCTGATGAGGCGACGATCCACGCACAGGCGCAGGATCAGCTCGATGACTTGGTTGCGCTCCAGCAGCTGCTGGATGTGGGCCAGGCGCTCCTGACCGGCCGCGACGTTGGCGCGGAAGATCAGGATGCTCATGTCGATGCACTCGGTCAGCACCTTCTCGCCCAAGGTCCGCTTGAAGTCGCGCGGCATGTTCTTGGTGAGATCGGCCGCAAGGCTGGTCAAGTCGCTGGCCAGCTTGTAGATCGGCAGGTGTTGGGTAATGGCCATGCTGGAAAACTCGCGAAACCGCGCGCTACGCGCGCGGCGTCAAATGGTTAAAGAATTGAAGTGGTGAGGACTCTGCGGACGGCGCGCGCGCGGCCCTCGTCGTCCTTGAGGTCGTCGTACTGGCCGCCACCGCCGAAGCCCTGGATCCACGCGTCGCCCGGGCTGTACTGCGTGCTGCTCCAGTACCAGGCATCCGCGAACAGTTCGGGCACGTTGACCCAGCACAGGCGCAGCTCTCGGCGGGCGGGCAGGTAGAAGTCGCGGTGACCGTCGACCTCACGAGTTGCTGCCCACTCGGCGGCTGGGTGGCTGTGCTCGGATTCGACCAGGGCAAGGGTGTTGGCTCGCCCGTCCCGGTCACTGCATGCGCGTGGCTCGGCTTGGCCGGCGCCGCCCCAGGTGATTTCTTCAACCTCGACCTGGTCGCCGGCTGCGACCACCAGGTGGTAATCGGGCTGGCTGCCTTCCCCGCGCATGAGGCCGGCATAGATGCCGCCCTGGCCCTTCCAGAATTCGCCGATCGGGGGCGGGGTGAGGAAGCCGCCCTCGATGGTGATGCTGGTCAGCTCGGCCAGTGGGTGTGGCTGCAGGCCGGCAGAAGCTTCCAATACCTGCCGGGCCAGGGTGGCATTCTGCGTTTGGATGCGGGTTTGGCCCACTTCAACGATGATGTTCTGCATGTCAGTGTCCTTGAAAATTGGCGTCAACCGCGCGCTGCGCGCGCGGCCGGAAAGGGTTGAAGTGGTCAAGGGGTGACCTTGAATCTGCGGACGGCGCGCGCGCGGTTCTCGTTGACCTTGTGGCCGCCGCCCTGGTAGCCATCGTCGAAGTCCTGGAGCCACGCGTGGTCCGGGCTGCCCTGCGTGCTGCTCCAATACCAGCGCGGTGCCAGGGCCTGTTCACCGTCATCTGCAAATGCGGTGCAGGTGGTGCGGGCGGGGCTCTCCTCGGTGTAGGGGTAGCCGGCAGGCAGGCTGCTTGGGTTGTCGCCATCGCGGAAGGAGCAGTAGTTCTGCTGCTCGGTTGGTTTCAGGTTGCGGTAGAGCAGTTCCAGCTCATCTCGGCTGGGCAGGTACCAGTCGGTGAATCCTGCGATGTCCAGTGCGAGCATCCAGCGGCCGAGATCGGAGCCGGCGTTGGCCATGGCTTGGGTGTTGGCCATGCCGTCGTTGTAGCTGCGGGCGGCGGTCAGGTCGTGGCCATATTTGCCCCAGCGCGATTCTTCCAGCTCACCTTCGGCGCGGGGCGAGACGATCAATCCGTAGGTTTCGCCGTTGAGGGCGAACAGCCCGGCATAAAAGCCGCCTTCGAACGGGGCGCCGATTGCGGGAAGGTTGGTGCGATTGATTGCGTTCATTTGCTGATCCTCGGTCCGTTACATGCACAGTGGCGCTTCACCGCCGGCGTGGTGTTCATCGACGCGTTCCCAGGTGCTGAGGGCGCGGGTGCGGTGGGTGGTTTGCAGAAGCTCCAGCAGCTTGCTGTGGTACTGGACGCAGGCGTGGGCACTGGTCCATTCGGGCAGCCGATACGGCACTGGCGTGACGCCCTCCAGGCACGGCCAGCGTTCGCCGTGCTCGGGCATGAGGTCGCGGCGTTCGGTGGCGAGGGCGACCATGTCTGCTTCGTGGATGCAGGCGGGTAGCTCTGGCTCGAGATTGAATCGCTCGCAGATGGCCAGCCAGATGCCGTTCTCGATTGAGCTGTAGTCCGGCAGCAGGGCCTTGAGCGGGCGCACCATGTCGCCGACGTAGGCCTCGGTGGCGTCGTGCAGCAGGGCGGCGAGTTGGTGTTCGGCCGGTACGATGCTGGACACCAGCAGGCTGTGCTGCGCTACCGAGTAGTGGCGGCTGGTGTGGCCGTTGAAGCGGCAGATGTTGGCCAGCGCATGGGCAATGTCGAGTGTGCTGACCTGGCTGGCCTTGGGCATGAGCAGGTCGAAGCGGCGGCCGGTGCGGGTGAGGATCCAGGTCATGCCACCACTCCCAGCACTGGAAGGCTCTGCCAGTAGCGGTCATGCAGCTCACGGGCGACCTTGGCGAGGCGTCGGCAGGTTTGGGCCTGGTCGGCAGCGGTCAGGTTGGCGAAGAGGTCGGCGGCAATGCTGAGCTTGGCGGCCATCATGGCCAGGTCCGCGGCATCTTCTTCGGTAAGGGCGCGGGCTTCGGCGGTGGCGAGCTTGGCCTTGCAGGCGTCCAGCTCCTCGGTCATGCCCTCAAGTGCCTGGGCGGCATTGAGGCGGCAGCTATCCAGATCGCGCTGGATGCGATGGGCGCGCTCACGCAGGTGGCTGATCTGCTCGCGGTAGTTGCCGAGCGCTTGAGTGAGGTGCTCGCGGGCCTTGCGGCGGCCTTCTGCGTAGCCCAGGCCGAATACGATGGCCATGCCGGCGACGGCGCCGATGAAAGCGAGTGCCTGATAGGTGGTGAAGTTCATGTGCTGTGTCCCCTGTGGTTGTGCCGCCGGCTGGTGAGGCCGGCGGGTTGTGGTTTAGGCGCCGAGCTGGAAGGTGCCGATGGTGAGCGGAACGAAGCCGCCGACCTGCTGCTCCAGCACGCCTTTGAACTCGCGGGCGAACTCTTCGCGCTGAGCTTCTTCAGCTACCCAGCGCAGCTTGAGTACCGGCGCATCGCTGCCGGTGATGACGGACAGGCGCAGGGTGATGGTGGCGGGCTGCAGGCCCTCGAACGGCACCGTGGTGAACTCGAAGCGGGTCGGCAGGGTTTCCTGGCTCCGGGCCTCGATTTCATCCATGGCGCTGCGGGCGTGGTTGAGGTCGCCAACAGTGCTGTCGCGCTGGCTGGTGGCCTTGATGGTCATCTTACGGATGCCGGTGATGGCTTGGGCGGTGTTCAGTTTTTCATCGCCAGCGAAGGCGGTGATGTTGGGCGCCCAGTCTTCGAGGAATTCGGCCAGCTGCTGCTGGTCGAGCCGCTGGCCTACTGCGGCGAGCAGGGCCTTGTAGGCGGCGGTGGGCTTGAGGGTAAGGGTGGCGGTGTCGTCGCCGTGGCCGGCCAGCTGGTCATTGCCCAGGTTGAAAATGATGCTGCAGGACATGCGGTCCTGGTCGATGAAGCCGCGGGCGCCGTCGCCGTCGCGGGCCTCGACGTAGCGGGCGAAGTCGGCCAGGGCGTGGGTGTTGAGCGCGCCACGGAAGCGGGCGCGGTACTCGGCGTAGCGCTCGAGGTTGTGGATGCTCATGTCATCCGGCAGGGCAATCGTCGGCACCTGCTGGTGTGGCATGACGCCAAGGGCGGCGATAGCGTTGGCTTCGATGTGCTGGATGGTTTCTTTCGTCAGTGACATTGCGTTGCTTCCTTGGTGAGTGATTTGGGTGTTGCTGGGTCAAAGGCCGGCTCAGACTTCGCGGGCGATTACGGGCGCTTCCTCGCGGCTGAACATCTGCGCGGTCGGGTCCGTCTGGAACAGTTCGAGGCCGTTGGCGGTGACGTACATGGGCGTGTCGAGGGCGGTGTCCTCGCGCTTGCTGCCGCGCTTGGTGGGCTGGGTGAAGTCCAGCTTGTGGTTGATCTTCACCTGGTTGCTTTCGCCGATCTGGCTCAGCTCGAAGGTGATGCTGAGCTTGCCCTTCTTGCCGTGCTCGACCACGCCTGCGGCGACGTCGGACAGGGCGCGGCCTACTTGCTGGGCGAATACGCCGGCGTTGAGGCTGTTGATGAACTCGCTGGTATCGGTAGGTTTCATGACGTGCTGTGTCCTTTTGCAGTGGTTACGCCACCGGGTCAGTGGCTGGTTTGGTGTTGCTCGGGTCGTGCGCGTCCAGCCAGGTGGCCAGGTCACGCAGGTAAACGACGGGCGGGCCGAGCCGGGAGCCGCCCAGGCGCACGTAGCGCAGGCGGATGGTGCCGGTGCGGATGGCCTCCATCAGGTATTCATCGCTGCTGATGTGGGGCAGGTATTCGCGCCGCACATCGTCGAGCGGCAGGCAGGGCCGGTCGTAGCGGCGCTGGAGTTGTTGGTAGGTGCTGGTCACGCCTGCGGCCCTCCTGTCTCCCCGCGCCCCTCTGCGGTGTGTGCTTCGCTTTGGGTGGGCAGGCGCAGGCGGATCAGTTCGGCGAGGCCTTCGATGGTTTTGCCAGTGGCGGAGGCGGCAAGCCGGCCGGAGGCATCCACCACGACGGCGCCGAACGGGCGCTCGGGGCAGGTGGTGGGGGTGACGTAGGCGGTATCGCCGTCGCGCAGTACCTGGCGCACCTTGCGGTAGGCCTCCAGCAGTTCGTTGCTGCGTGCAGGCATGGCCTCCAGCCGGGCCAGGGCCTCGCTGGCAGCGCCGATGACGGTGGCGCGGCTGATCATGCTGGGGTGGCTGAAGTGCAGGGGCACGAGTTTGAGCGCGCCGATGGCGTCATCAATGCAGGTGTTCATGCGACGTCCTTCCGGGTGATGGTGATGCCCAGCTGCTTGGCCAGCCACTCGATGCCGCGCTCGGTGCTCATGACCACGCCGTAGCTCGTCCAGCTGCCGATGGAGGCGTTCCAGCGCTGGCGGGTGTCCACGTACAGGTGGCCCTTGTCGCGGTAGGCCGAGGCGAGTTTGCCCTCGTGGTCGAGGATGCCCAGGGTGCGCAGCTGCCGGCGCAGCTTGCGCGGGCCAAGGCCGAGCACGGCGGCGGCTTGGGTCAGGTCGCGGTTCATGGCGGCGGGCCTCAGGCTACCGACCGATGGCGGTGCGCGGATGCGGCGGCGCACATGATGCGGTCGAGCTGGCGATAGAGATCGTCCAGGGTGCCTTCGTTGTGCACGACGGAGTCGTTATCGTGGATGGCAATGCCGCTTTCACTGGAATGCAGTGCTACGGCTTGTGCATCCGGGCGCAGGATGTGCACCACATGCCCGCCCTGGCGGCGAATCCACTTGGCCTCGTTCTCGAAGCGCACGTCGCGGATCACCACGCCGTTGTAGTGGCTCTGGTCGACTTCCAGCTGGTAGCCAATGTTCTGCTGGGCCAGCAGCAGCCAGAGCTCAGGGTGTACCTGCTGGCGGCCCCATTCGGTGCCGAGCAGCTGCATCAGTTGCCGAGGCGACTTGCCGATTCCCGGCAGCAGGGCCTCTTTCAGCGTGCCTTCCATGTGTTCATGGGTGAGGTTGAAAAGCTGGGCGATGGCGGCCTTGAGTGGGTCGGCGAAGGCGTAGCTGTACAGCGCGAACTGAGCTGTCAGGTAGGCGGCAGCTGTGTCCTTGCCGGTGCGAGCGAGGCCGTGCAGGCCGATGAGGAGATGGTTCATGCCGCACCTCCGTCAAACGGCCCAAAGCCTTGGTAATCATCAAGGGCGGGCAGGGTGTTGCGCTTGAGCTGCGGGCGGCCCCCGGCGAGTACGATCAGTTGGCCGGTGGCCTGCTGGATGCTTGCGACGGTGCGGGGGTTTGTTGCGGCTGCCGGGTGCAGGAACACCGGGCAGCGAGTGGTGTTGTGACGTGCTGTGTCCATTGTCGCGTTCCCTTGGTGAGTGGGTACGCGACAGACTCTACGCTCTGAGGTTTAAAGAATCAACCTGCGGTTTAAATCGGTTTAGTATTTTTTGAATTTTCCGATGATCACGCCACAAATTTTCCAGTCGTCATCTAGCGGGCGCGGCCGGTCAGGCCAGTCACGGTTATGAGAAACAAGAAACCAAGTATCCCCTTCACGTAGTAGCTTTTTGATTACTACCTCACGGCTCAGGGGTGGCTTCGCGACAACGAAGTCGCCGGACTCTGATTCCCTGGCAGGATCGGCGAAAACGATCTCCCCTTCGAAGAACTCTGTTTCATTGCTTGGCCCGCGTACTCGTAGCGCAAAGGTGGCTGCACTGCATCTATAAGGCCACGGCAGCCAGTCCTCTGCATCGATCGGAGCCAGCCGTTCGTCTTTGTCCTGTAGCGTCGCAGCTTGTGCGTAGCTGATCAGCGGATAGAGGGTGACCGCTTGGGCGAGTGGCTTAACGCCCGGCATAAGAGCAAGGCCGCTATTGGGATCGGCGGGCTCCCAGCTACGCTCAGAATTACCTAAAAACCAATCGAGACTGAAGCCGGTTATGTCGGCGAGGCGTTGGAGGTTTGCTTTGTCAATCTTGCCGGTTTTGATCCATTTGTAGACCGATTGTGGCGTGACGCCTATGAGGCGCGCCGCAGCAGTCTGCGATAGCCCAGACCTAGATAACGCATGGCGGATTCGTTCTTTGAGCTCATTCATCGACAGATGATCGTCAATCTGAGGTTGACGGTCTATAACGCAAAGGTTCATCATGTTTAAACCATAGGGTTAAGAGAGCGATGAAATGAACGCCCTGGAGAAGCTGATCAATTGGGCGCCAAGCCAGTCGGGGCTAGCCCGCTTACTTGGCGTGACCCCTCAAGCCATTGACGGATGGAAGAGACGGGGTCAGATCCCTGCTGAAAGAGTGCTCGATATCGAAAGGGTTACCGATGGGGCTTTTTCTCGGCATGAGTTGAGGCCTGATCTCTACGGTGAAAGACCTCGTTCCGATCGTCGGGTTGTAGAGCGTCGATCTGCCGAACGCCGCCAAGGCGACCGTCGCGCATAACGAATCACATCCCGCCGACAGGACACAGCACAGCAACAACCAAGTATCACGGCGGGAGCCGGCCCGAGAGCCTCACCAGCGCCATCGGGCCGGCGCCGGGCAAGCAGCCCAGAAGCAAAAAAGCCTGTCGCTACGGCGGCAGGCTTGTGTAGAGGCAGGAACCAAGGGCAGTTCACTCACCAAAGCGTCAGCCCTGGTTCCTGCGGTCCGGTAGTCGGGTACCACCCCGACCGCCTCAACCCGCGACCCGAGGACACAGCACGTATCGGGAGGGTCGCGAGCTGTAAGCGAACTGTAGGGCAATCGCCCTGCGGTTGGCTACAGCGTTAAGGGGGCATTAACGCTATGAGCCGCAAGGATCTATTACCGGGCGCTGGCCCGGTGCTGAACACCCGCCAGGCGCTGTATCGCGCCACGCGCGACGCAACAGGGGGCCAGAATGCGGTGGCGCTGACCATCGGCATGGACCCGGACGAGCTGAACAAGCGCGTCAGCCCGAACAACAACCGCCCCATTCACCCTGAGTTCCTGGAGGAGATCGTGGCCGCCACGCGGGACCCGCGCCTGCTGGCGGCCTTGGTGCGCCCGGCCGGTGCGGTCGCATACGTGCCGCGTCCGGTGCCGGCCACGCGCGCAGCGCTGAAAGAGTTGGGCAAGCTGCTGCGCCTTGAAGGGGAGTTCGTGGAGAGTCTGCACGAAGGCGCTGCGGATAACCGCTGGCTACCGCATGAGGTGGAGACGCTGCGCTACCACGCCAATCAGGTGATCGGCCAGGTGCTGGGCATCGTGGCCGGCGCGGAGCTGGCGATGCTCGAGGCCGTTGCAGAAGGGGAGGTGACCCATGGCTGATGTAATCGACCGCGGCAACGAGCAGGCCGAGTATCTGTTGGAGGTGGCCTTGGCGCGGCGCGCGCAGCTGCCGACCGGGCCGAGTGCTACGCATTGCGAGGAGTGCGGCGTCGAGATTCCGCAGGCCCGCCGCGAAGCAGCACCTGGGTGCCAGACGTGCATCGACTGCCAGACCTTGTTGGACAAGCGGAATTCGGGGGTGCGGCGTGGCTGAGGTGAATGCGACGGATCTCGGGTGCTTTATGTGGGAGCAGCTGGGAGGTCCCTTTATGGAGATCGCGCTGGCGAATGGGCTGGATACGCCGGCCAAGCGGGCGCCCCTATACGCGGCATTCATTGGCTCGGTAGGTGGCTCGATGGCCGCTGATCTCGGTGTTGCGGATTCGTCGTTTGTGCTCGACATGCTCAAGGACGCCAACACCAAGCTCGCGCGCGAGCAATTGCATGTGGTCAAGGGGGCGGGCGATGTCTGAAAAAGTCCCCCTGACGCTTATCGACCTCGCCGAGCTGCTTACCTTCATCCACGCCGACGACCGCGACACCTGGTTGGCGGTGGCGATGGGGGTGAAGGCCGAGTTCGGCGAGGCGGGTTTCGATGCCTGGGATGGCTGGAGCCAGACCGGTGACGGCTATAAGGCCGCCGATGCGCGCAGCGTGTGGAAGAGCATCCGCAAGCGCGGGACCGGCATGGGTACGGTGATCAAGCTGGCGAAGGATAACGGCTGGACGCCTCGTCGCGAGCCGATGACGACCGAGGAGAAGCGGCGGTTGAATGCCGAGGCGGAAGCCCGGCGCGCCGTGCGCCAGGCGGAGATCGAGGCGGATGAGGCGCGGCTGGCGGTGATGCGTGAGGCGGTTGCGAGCGCGTGCCAGTTGATCTGGGAGAAGCATTGCAAGCCGCAAGGCGTGAGCCCCTACCTGGAGCGCAAGCAGGTAGGGGCTTTTGGTGTTGGGTTTTTCCATTACACGGTTGTGCTGGCCATCGACGATGCACGGCAGCGTTGCGATGTGTGGGTGGGCAGCGAGACGCGGGAATTCTTCGCGAACCTGCCGAAGCCGCGGCCGGATTCGATCAGCTTTCTGATGTTCAAGGCCGGGACCATTGCGGTGCCGCTGCGCGATGCGGCCGGCAAGCTGTGGAGCCTGCAGGCGATCAACGAGCAGGGGACGAAGCTGTTCCCGAAGTACGGGCGCAAGGCTGGGTGCTTTCATGTGCTGGGCGAGCTCGCCGGCGCCGATGTCGTTGCCGAGGCGGAGGGTTATGCGACGGCGGCCAGTGTGCACATGGCCAAGGGTTGGCCGGTGGCGGTGGCGATCGATTCGGGCAACGTGCCGGCGGTGGCTGCGGTGCTGCGGGCGCAGTGCCCAGACGCGCCGCTGGTGATCGCCGGGGATGATGACCCGGCCGTGACGGGCAACCCGGGCAGGACGAAGGCCGAGGCGGCAGCGGGGCAGGTGGGCGGTATCCCGGCCTTCCCGTTGTTGCCTGAGGGCGAGCAGGGCGGGGACTGGAACGACTTGCATGTGAGCCAGGGGCTTGAGGCCGTAGTGGCGCAGCTGGCCGCTGCCTTGGCCGCTGGTGAGCCTTCCCCGGCCCCATCCGAAACCGAAGCCGCCGCGCCGGCCGGCTCCTCCGAAAACGGGGGGCAGGGGGCGGGGCTGACGGGTGAGCAGGTGCTGCGGCGCTTTGCGCTGGTGGAGGGTACGACGCACGTCTGGGACCAGGACAAGAAGACGGTGATGAAGAAGACCGCCTTCGAGGCCCTGGTGACAAAGCCGCTGGCGAAGGCCTGGATGGATGACGCGGAGAAGAAGCTGATCGGCGCCGATGCGGTGCGCGAGATCGAGCAGGCGCGGCGCATGGCGGGCAAGAAGGCGACGGCGCTGGGGATGACGCCGATCGACCGCTATGTGTACATCGACGGCACGAAGGATGTGTGGGACCGCGAGAAGAAGCGGCGCATCCCGGAGGGCGCGGTGAAGATGGCGCTGGGCGATGCGTATGCGTTGTGGCTGAACTCGGCAGAGCGGCGCACGGTGGATGTGGACCACATTGTGTTCGACCCGGCGATGACGAAGGACCCGGCTGTTTACATCAATACGTTCGAGGGGCTGCCGCTGGAGCCGATTCGAGATGATGCGGCGTGCGAGAACCTGCGGTGGTTGATCTCGTTCCTGTGCAATCACGACGAGCAGGCGCGCGACTGGCTGACGAGGTGGCTGGCTTACCCGTTGCAGCACATGGGCGCGAAGATGGACACGGCGGTGCTGGCCCACTCGATCATGGAGGGCTCGGGCAAGAGCCTGTTGTTCGCCGATGCATTCGGCCAGTTGTTCGGCATTTATGCGGCGACGGTGGGGCAGACGCAGCTGGAATCGAGCTTCAACGCGTGGCAGAGCCGCAAGTTGTGGGCTGTGTTCGAGGAGGTTGTAAGCCGGGACCAGCGCTACAACCAGGTGGGGAAGATCAAGCATCTGATCACGGGCAAGACGGTGCGGATGGAGAGCAAGTTCATCAATGGTTGGGAGGAAGCCAACCATATGAATGCGGTGTTCCTCTCGAACGAGATTCTGCCGTGGCCGATCAGTGACAGCGATCGGCGGATGCTGGTGATCTGGCCACAGGAGACGCTGCCGGAGGCGCGTCAGAAGGCCATAGGAGCGGAGCTGGCCGGAAATGGAGTGGCGGCGCTGTATGGCTGGTTGCTGTCGCTGGACCTGGGCGAGTTCAACCAGCGCACGCGCCCGCCGCGCACCGAGGCCCGGCAGCGGCTGGTGGCGTTGAGCCGGGCAGGGTGGCAGACGTTCCTGCATCAATGGCAGACGGGCGACCTTGGCCAGGGGCTGTGGGGAGCGTGCCTGTCAACGGACCTGTATGCGATGTTTCTGGAGTGGTGCCAGCGCAACCGTGAGCATGCGATGAGCCAGACGAAGTTCAGTCTGTTCATCAGTGCGGAGGTGGAGAAGACGCGCTCGATCCCCTGGACGGATGGCGCGACGCGGCGCTTCGGGGCGTTTTTCTTTCCCAGTGACCCGGACTCTTCCCTGCCCCCATCTCTGGCAGCCGCTGCGCTCGGCCAGCATGTGACGGAGTGGCGTGGAAAGGCGCGGATGGCTGGCTGGGACGTGGACAGGTGGGAGCACCTGAAGGCGGCTGCAGCATGAATGCGCGTGAATGTGTGTTGGGTTGTGTTGGGTTGTGTCGGGTTGGTTTTCGTAACCCAGCACAGGCCGAGGCCGCGAATGGCGGGGCTTTGCGGGCGGTGTGCGGGGTGTGTTGGGTTTGGCCACGCGCGCGCGCATGCGCAATGTTTTTGTGCGGCGCTTCGATTGAAGGCGTGAAATTTCTCTATGCGAGGGCTGAAAAACCCAACAAACCCAACACACTCAACACAGGCGCTTTGAAGGCATTGATTTATAAGGCTTTTGGCTGTGTTGGGTTTGTGTTGGGTTGGGCTTTTTGTGTTGGGTTGCGTTTTGCAGGGGAGGTGAGGCCATGATCGAGGCAGTGGAGGCGTTGATGCAGCACTGGGGCGAGCGTTGCCGGCGTGGCCTGGGTGCGCCGGGCGAGGGCGGTTCGACGCCGCTGGCTGTGGCAATGCAGTACGGCGGGATGGTGCCTTCATCTGGCCGCGGCTCCATGGGGCTGGCAGGCGCGGTGGACCGTGTGGCAGAGGAGGTGGATGCGGCGATCGGCAGTATCAAGCAGGCCGGACTGGCGGAGGATCGCAAACTGGCGCGGGCGTGGCGCCTGGCTGGGAACAAGGGACGCGCACCGTTCTGCCTGGAGACGCAGCTGGTAAAGCTGGCGATGGTGCGCTACCTGCCGGACCCGATCCCGACGGTTGCGCAGCAGATGCGGCGGGTGCGCATTGGTTCGACGAGCACGTATGACGCACGGGTCCAGCGGCTGCATGAGTTGGTGCAGGCCGAACTGGAGCGCCGGGCGCGTATGCAGCGGGTGCACGGCGGGAGGTACGTCGCGTAAAAAATCGCTTTCAGAAATCCGCCGTCGTCCCGTGGCGAGCCCGTGCAGACCCCGTGTAGAACCCGTGGCGAGCCATTGGCGTTAAATCACTGTTTACGCCTCCGGGTTCGAGGGGTACAAAGCGCATAACAGGTCAGAGCAGCGCCAAGGCGATGACCGAAACGAGCCTTACTTGCTGTGTCAGGCAACGGCCGGTTCCCCTGCCGGTCACCCCTCAAAGCCCCGCCATCGTGCGGGGCTTTGTCTTTTCTGAATCATTCAACGGTTGGAGAGCAGGCATGGGCGAGCCGACGAGCACTGCGGGCATTGTTGTCGCCGGTGCGGCGGGCGTCGGGCTGGCTGGATTCATGGCGGGCGTGAATGGCGACGCGGCTGTTGGCGCGCTGCTGGGTGCGCTGGTGTATGTGACCACGACCCACGATCTGCCCATCTGGAAGCGGCTGTTGTTCTTCATGGTTTCGTTCGTGATGGGCTACCAGTTCTCGCCCGCCATCGTTGAGGCCGAGTTCTGGGGTATCCGCCCGTTCGCTTACCCTGGGCCGGCTGCGTTCGGTGCGGCGGTGCTGGTGGTGACGGTGGCGTTGGCCGCCATCCGCCGCCGTGCCGCGCCATCTCTGGGCAGTGACGGAGGTGCGGATGGCTAGTGCTCTGCTAACTCAGGCGACTTTCCTGATCTGCCTGGTGCTGTTCGCGCGGCTGTTCACCTATCGGCGTGGCGCAGCGCGGTTTCGCCGTGGGGTGTCCTGCCTGGCCATGCTGGTGATGGGCAGCGCCGGTGCAGCGGTGATCTACATCCTGATCGGCAAGCTGCTGATCCCACCGCCTGCCTGGCCGCTGGTGCTGCTGTTGGCGGTGTTCGCCTGGGCGGTGTGGCAAAGCGGCGGCAACCTGGCCGGTGCGTTCCGGCCGGCTGGGTGGGATGGCGTCGAGCGGCGGCAGCATGAGCGGCGCGATGCATTGGGGCAGGCGAGGCGGCGATGATTAAGGTGACGTTCAGCGGCATGCGCGAGCGCCTGCAAACCCTTGATCGTCTTGAGCGTGAGCAGCTGCCGTTTGCTGCAGCGCTGACGCTAACGGCGACTGCGAAGGAGGTGAAGGCGACCCTGGTGGAGGAGATGAGCTCGGTCTTCGACCGACCGACGCGCTGGACACTGAACAGCGTGTTCATCGAGCCAGCCACCAAAGCCCGCATGGAGGCCAGGGTCTGGTTAAAAGACCGGGACCCCGGTAGCGGCGGGAGTGCGGCTGCGGAATATCTCTCACCTCAGATATACGGCGGTCCGCGCGACTACAAGGGAACCGAGAAGATGCTGTATCGCCGGGGCGCGCTGAGCTCCGGCCAGTACGTATTGCCCGGCGACAAGCTGCAGCTCGACGCTCACGGCAACATAGGGCGGGGCAGGCTGACGAAGATTCTCTCGGGCGCGGGGCTGTTCACCGAGGAAGGTTACGATGCAAACGCGACCGATAGCGCCCGTAGTATGCGCAAAGGCAATCGGCGCTACTTCCTGATCAAGAAAGGCCGAACAGCTATTGGGATTGCCGAGCGGCTTAGCCGTGGCAAAGGCAGCCGCAACAACATCCGCATGGCATTGGTTTTTGCTCGGCGACCCGCTTATACCAAGCTGTTCGACTTCTTCGGAACGGCCGAGCGTGTTGCTCAGGACGCGTTGCCGATTGAGTTCGAGAAGGCCCTGGCTCGAGCCCTCGCTACTCGCAGGCAATGAAGGGGCGGTCGATGGGTCCTTCCCGGCGGCCGCCCCCTACACGGGTAATTCGAGCCGCGTTTTCTCTCTAGCTGAAATCTGGACTGAGATGTCCGTCTTTCAAAGGGTTAGGTATGGGCCGGCAAGTAACGAAGTCAGAGCTGGGTGACTTGGTCGGCCGCGATGAGCGAACACTGAGCCGCTGGCAGAACGCTGGCATGCCGGTTCAGGAGTTTGGCCTCGGCCGGGGCAACGAGAACCTGTACGACACCCAAGAGGTGATCGAATGGCTCATGCAGCAAGCTGCGCTGAACGGCAAAAAAGAATCCGCACGTGACCGCCTCGACCGGGTGAGAGCCGACCGCGAAGAGATGGCGCTGGCAAAAGACCTCGGCGAAGTCGTAATCGCCGCCGAACTGATCGAGCGTTTCGAGGCGATGATCCAGGCCGCCAAGATCGAATTGTTGAACACCCTTCCGGAGAATCTTGCCAGTGAGCTTTCCGCTCGCTATGGCGTGGAGATTGATGACCAACTGATCCGGGACCCCATCGAAGCGATTCTGAGAGAGCTGGCCAACTATGACCCCGATGACGATGACCCGTCAGACGGGGATCATGACGGATCGGACGATCCGGAGGATGCTGAAGAAGACGGCCCGTAAAGCCATCCGGCAGGCGAGCCGCAAATGGTCCCCGCCGCCTCGCATGAGCATCATCGAGTGGGCCGACAAGTACCGCTGGCTGGCGCCCGAAGAAGCGGCCCGCCCCGGCAAGTACCGCTTCGAGGTCACCCCCCACCTGACGTGGCCGGGCAATCCGCTGGAAGCGCTGGATGACCCCAACGTGACCGAGATTGTCGGTCGCAAGTCCGCCCAGGTGGCATGGACATCGGGCGTGATGGGTAACGCCATCGGCAAGTGGATCGATATCGACCCTTCGCCCATCCTGGTCCTGTTTCCCAAGGCCGAATCGGTCAAGCAGTACGTTGGCGAAAAGCTGGAACCGATGATCGAAGCCACTCCGCGCCTTCGCCGCAAAGTGGACTTACGCAGCCGCAGGCTTCAGCAGCGGCAGGACTTCAAGAAATTCCCTGGCGGATTTCTCAAGATGGTCGGCTCCAATAGTCCGGCCAGCGTCAAGTCAACGCCGGTGCCTCGCGTGGCGGTGGAAGAACCGGATGACTGTAACCTCAACCTGCGCGGGCAGGGTGACAGCATCAAGCTGGCCAAGGAGCGCCTGAAGACCTTTCGTCGCTCTAAGATCATCATCGGCGGTACGCCCACGATCAAAGGGCTTTCGGCCATCGATGCCGAGCTGGAGCTGTCCGACAAGCGCGTAGGCCTTGTGCCTTGTCATGATTGTGGGGAGGAGCACGCGCTCAGCTTCGACAATCTCCACTGCCCGGACGACCCGGAATACCAGCACGAGGTATACGGTAACAAGCGCCCCGAGCGGACCTACTACGCCTGTCCGCATTGTGGTTCAAGTTGGGATGACAACCAGAAGAACGCCAACCTAAAGCGCGGCCGCTGGCAGGCGACCGCTGAGTTCCGTGGCATTGCCGGCTACATCCTCAACGAGCTTTACGCAACGTTCTACGGCTCCCGCTTCGCCGTGCTGATGGAGAAGAAACTTCAGGCCGAATATGCCGCCGAGCGCGGCAACATCGGCCCGATGATCGCCTTCACCAACAGCTCCATGGGCGAAAGCTACGAATACAAGAGCGATGCGCCCAAGACCGACGAACTGGAAAAGCGCGCAGAGCCGTATCAGGAACTGACCGCCCCGAACGGCGTATTGCTGATCACTGCTGGCGTGGATGTGCAAGGCGATCGTCTGGCTGTGGTGATAGTCGGCTGGGGCCGTGGTGAGGAATCCTGGCGTCTGTACTGGGGGGAATTGGCTGGAAATCCGAAGGACGCCAGCGATGGCGTATGGCGCGAGCTGGATCGCCTGTTGGCTACATCCATTCCGGGCGCCGGCGGCACTCGCCTGGCAGTCTCAGCAGCGAGCGTAGACAGCTCTGATGGAAACACCAGTGACGCCGTCTACACCTACGTCCGTGATCGCCTGCGCTACAACATCATGGCGATCAAAGGCGCGTCCATCGATAGTCGCGAGAAGGAGATCTACTCCAAGCCGCCAACCTCGGTAGATACCACCCAGGACAACACCAAGGCCGCGAAGTACGGGCTGCGCGTCAACATCGTCGGAACCCATAAGGCCAAGACGCTGATCGACAACAGGCTCAGGCTTACTGGTGCGGGTCCAGGCCGTATGCACTGGTACAGCGAGATCCGTGCCGATTACTACGAGCAGGTCACCAACGAAGTTCTGGCTCCACACCCGAGACAGCCAAGCAAGATGGTATGGCAGCGCAAGGCCGGCCGCCGCAACGAAGCGCTCGACTGCGAGGTATACGCCCTGCATGCCGCACGCAGCCTGAAAACTCATCTGCTGCGAGACAGCGAATGGGATCAGCTCGAGCAGCAGCTCATGCAGCCGGCCCTGTTCACCAGCGACCAGCCCGTGGCCAACGTACCGCGCCGTGCCCAACAAACGCGCGGAACGCGAAGCCGTGTCCGCTGAGGAATCCCATGAAACCGAAAACAGAAGCCCGCGTCCGGCTCGACGAAGTGCGCGCGGCCATCAGCAAGATCGTCAATGGCGCTCAGTCCGTGCGCTTTGGTGATCGGCAGGTGAATCGCGCCGAGCTCGCTTCCCTGCGCATGCTCGAGCAGCAGTACGCAAAAGAAGTCGCTTCCGAAGAAGCCCGGCAGGCCGGGCGCGGGCGCAACCGCATCAACTACCTGAGTATCTGACATGGCCTGGTTCAATCGAAAGACGCCGGAAGAGAAGGCCGTTCGCGCGGCGCTCGACCTGGTGCAGAGCCAGCCTCGGGCACAAGGCGGGGGCGGCGGCAGCGAAACGCGTTGGCGCGGCGCCTCGCGAATGCTGCGAAGCATGGCCAGTTGGGTGCCGCATCTTGGCAGTCCGTCTCGCGACCTTAGCAAGGTCGAGCGCAGCACCCTGATCGCCCGCTCCCGCGATGCGATGCGCAACCACTTGCTGGGCCGCGCCGCCATCGTGCGGGTCAGAACCAGCGTGGTGGGCACCGGGCTCATCTGCAGACCGCAGGTCGATTACGAAGCCCTTGGCATCAGCGAGGAGGAGGGAGAACAACTCAACGAACAGCTTGAGCGGGAATGGACGCTCTACGCCGAGGATCCTCGCGAGTGCGACGCCGAGGCCAGCAGCACCCATTACCAACAACAGGCGATCGCGCTGATGTCCGCGCTCACAGGTGGTGACCTGTTCGTTGCCACGCCTGACATCGAGCGCGACGGCACGCTGTTCAGTACACGCCTGCAACTGCTCGAAACGGACCGCATCAGCAACCCCAACGGGCAGCCGGACACGGCTAGCCTGTCGGAGGGAATCGAATTCGATACGCAAACAGGCGCGCCCATCGCCGTCTGGGTGTGCAGTGGCTACCCCGGCGACAAGCGTCTTGCCAAACCGCTCACCTGGGAACGCCTGGAGGTATTCGGAGCGCAGACGGGCCGGCGCCGGGTACTTCAGGTGTGGTGCGACAAAGAGCGTCCTGGGCAAAAACGGGGCGCCCCTTATCTTGCGCCCGTGCTGGAGCCCCTGCAGAAGCTTGAACGCTACAGCAGCGCCGAGCTGATGGCCGCCGTCATCTCAGCCATGTTCACGGTGTTCCTGAAGAAGGGCAGCGAATTCAACCAGAGCAACCTGCCAATGGCGGCGCTGGGCAACGAGCAGCCCGAAGGGCACTCCCCGGAACTGCCGCCGGTTGAGCTGGGCGAAGGCGCAGTCGTTGACCTGGCTCCAGGTGAAGAACCGATCACAGCCAACCCGGCCAGGCCCAACGCGCAGTTCGACCCCTTCTTCATGGCTGTGGCCAAGGAGATCGGCGCCGCCCTGGAAATGCCAGTAGAAGAGCTACTGCTCTACTACAGCAGCAGCTACAGCGCGGCGCGTGCTGCGATGTTGCAGGCATGGCGCATGTACAACCTCCGGCGTTGGTGGTTGGTCTGTGACTTCTGCCAGCCCTCGTATGAATTGCTGGTTGACGAAGCCGTCGCCAGAGGCCGCCTGCGTTTGCCTGGCTACTTCGACCCCGCCCGACGCCGCGCTTACACCCGCGCCGTCTGGATCGGCCCTGCCCGCGGTGCCATCGACGAACTCAAGGAAGCCAAGGCCGCTCAGGCGCGGATAGATGCTGGCCTCAGCAACGAGACCATCGAAGCCGCCGCCATGACCGGTGAAACCTGGTTGCAGATCTACCGGCAGCGCAAGCGTGAAGTTCAGAAGCGCCGCGCCGATGGCCTGGAGCTGCCCAACTCGAAGCAGGCGGAACCCCCCGCCGAACCGAAAGAAGAGGAATAGCCATGCCCCGCGCATTCGAGTTGGCCGCCGCGCAGCCTTGGCTGATGCTGCCCGACAGCCTGGACAACCTGCTGGCGATCGCCGAGCGCATGGGTGACCCCGTCGCGCTCGAAACCCAGCTGGGTCGACGGCTGGACAACAGCCGCACCGTCACCCTGCGAGACGGCGTCGCCGTTGTACCAGTGGTCGGGCCCATCTTCCGTTACGCCAACCTGTTCACCGAGATCAGCGGTGCCACCAGTACCCAGGTGCTGGCTACCGACATTCGCGAGGCGCTCGACAACCCGGCGGTGAAAGCCATCGTCCTCAACATCGATAGCCCCGGTGGCGTCGCCAGCGGCATCAACGAACTGGCCGAAGTGATCCACGCCGGCCGTAGCCAGAAGCGCATCGTCGCCTACATCGGAGGTAGCGGCGCCTCTGGCGCGTACTGGCTCGCGTCCGCCGCGCACGAAATCGTCATCGACGAAACCGGCATCGCCGGAAGCGTCGGCGTAGTGGTGGAAGCAGTGGTCGATGGCGAATCCGCCAATGGCCGCAAGCGTTACCAGATCGTCAGCCGCAACGCGCCGAACAAGCGCCCCGATGTCAGCACCGAAGAGGGCCGCGCCAAAGTCGCAGAGACCATCGATGCGCTCGAAGAGGTCTTTGTCAGCAAGGTGGCCCGCAACCTGGGCGTCACAGCAGAGCAAGTACCTGGCATGGGTGACCATGGCGGGCTGCGCGTAGGGGCCGCCGCCGTTGAGGCTGGCCTTGCACATCGAATCGGCTACCTCGAAGGGGTAATCGCCGAACTGGCCAAGCCGGCCTCAACCAACCCAAGGAACAGAAGCATGAAAGTCAGCACCACCGCGGAGCTGCAGGCGGCCCTGGCTGCCGGCACTGACCCGCAGACCATCGAGATCGCCGAAGCCAATCAACCCGACGTCGAGGCCATCAAAGCCGCCGCCCGTACCGAGGGCGCCAAGACCGAGCGCGATCGCATCGCCGGTATCCACTCCCTGGCCCAGAAGGGCTTCGAGGCCGAAGTGCAGGCCGCCATCGATGACGGCCTCACCGTAGAAGCAGCCGGCCTCTCGCTCTACAAGGCTGCGCAGGATCGCGGCATTACCCTGCAGGCCATCAAGAGCGACGCCACTAAAGCCAAGGCCAGCACGCCGCCTGGCGGCGACAAGGCCCCCAAAATCTCTACCTCGTCCATCTGGGCAGCCCGTAAAGGAGCCAAGCAATGAGCATCGTTACCCAAGGCGCCCGTAGCGCCGACTTCCTATTGAGTGAAGCCTCCGGCGAACGCTCCCGCGCCCAGATCAACCTGCTTGCCACAGCGGTGGCTATTTCCGCGGGCACCATCGTTGCGCTGTCCGGCGCAGGCTATGCACCCTATGAGCCTGTCGAGCCGGACCCGGAGAACCCGGCCGAAGCCCCGACACTGGCCATCCTCTACAACAACAAGCCTGCGAGTGAAGACGCTCAGCTGGTGGCCGCCATCGTTCGCGATGCCGAAGTGGACCGCAGCCAGCTCTTCGGCCTCGATGAAACCGCCGAAGCCGCGTTGATCGCGCAGGGCATCATCATCCGCCCCGCATAACGCTCTGCCGCCACGGCGGTTCACCATGACATCCCGAACCGCCGCTGGCGGTTTTCTCGTTTCTGGAGACGAACAAAATGGCATCGCTCGACATTTTCAACGATGACGCCTTCAGCGTTACCGGCCTCACCGCAACCATCAACCAGCCCCAGGAAGGCCAGGCCCAGCCCACCCGCCTGGATTCCCTCTTCGAAGAGGAAGGCATCACCACCACCTCGGTATTCATCGAGCGTGAACACGACACGCTGACACTGGTGCCGGCCGCTGACCGCGGCGCACCGGCCGACCCCACCTCGGGCGATCCGCGTGACCTCATTCCCTTCAGCACCATCCACCTGCCAACTCGCGCCACCATCATGGCCGATGAAGTCCAGGGCATTCGCGCTTTCGGCAGCGAGTCCGAGCTGGAAACCGTGCAGGCCCGGGTCGAGAAGCGCCTGGCCAAGATGCGCAAGCGCCTCGACGCCACCATCCGCTACCAGCGCGTGGGCGCGATCACTGGCAAGGTGTACGACGCCAACGGCACCCGCCTGCTGCTCGACCTGCACGCCAAGTTCGGTATTCAGGAGCAGGAGCAACAGTTCAACCTCACCGCCCAGGAAACCAAACTGCTCGGCGCCATCAACTCCGCCAAGCGCAAGGCCGAGGACGTCGTCGGCGGTAGCGGCATCATCGCCGGCTGGCTCGGCCTGGCCGGCCGCAACTGGTTCGACGCCTTCGTCCAGCACGACAGCGTCCTGAAGGCCTACGACCGTTGGAACGACGGCCAATTCCTGCGCGAAGGGGGCTGGCCCGGTTTCAGCTACGGCGGTGTCGCCTGGGAAGAGTTCTATGGCAAGGTCGGCGACATCACCTTCATCGACCCGGACGTCGCCTACCTGATCCCCATTGGGGTCGATGGCATGTTCATCACCCGTTTCGCGCCGGCGAACTACATCGAAACGGTCAACACCGAGGGCCTGCCGTACTACGCCAGCCAGGAGCTGCTGCGTCACAACAAAGGCGTCGACCTCGAGGCGCAGAGCAACCCACTCAGCCTGGTGACCTTGCCTCGGGCCATCATCAAGCTCACCAAGCAATGAGTGAGTTCAGCCAACTGGTCGATGATATGGACAGCGCGTTGTTCGACGCGCTGTCCACCGCCGTTGGCGAACATCGCCGCCCTGGCTGCCGGCCCCGGAGCGATGTGCAACTGATCATCGACCACAACCTGCAGCAGGTGGGCCCGCAAGGTCTGCACGCCACCGACGCTCTCGGTATCTCATGCAGATGTGAGCAAGTCCCAGACGTGGACCGCGGGGACCTGTTCATCGTCGGTTGCAAGCGCTACGCCGTCGAGCTTGTGCTCAGCAACGACGGGCACGTCATCACCGCCGCCTGCATGGAGATGAAATGAACCGCAACCCCCTTACCCTGGGCCGCAAGGCCCTGGTGCAGCACCTGGGTACGGTCACCGTGGCCAACGGTTACGCAACCAACGCAGGCACCAACGTGCGCACCGGCTGGTTCAACGAAGTGCTCAAGACCGATGACGTCAGCTTCCCGCTCATTTGCCTGCAGAAGGGCAAGGACCTGGCGCCCAAGCCCGGGCCAGCGGCGCTGCTCAAGTTCAACGGCTTCTACGTTATCGGCGCGGTCGATGTTGGCCTGGACGAATACGAAGACGCCCTGGACGAGCTGGAGCATGACCTGCTGCTGGCGCTGATGCCGACAGAGGGTCAGTTTCCCCGCTGGCTACCCAGAGGCATCAAAGGCATCACCGTCGGCGCGCCCGAGCAATTTCCGCCAGGCAACGGCGAGCGCGCCGCCAGCGTGCTGATCCCGGTGCACCTGCACACCATCATCGAAAGGACATAACCCATGACGCACAACGCGACTGCCGCCAAGGCAGGGGATTCGGCTGCCCCGAAAAAAGCTGCCGAACTGGTCGAGGTCAAGCTCGAACAGGCTCATACCCACAAGCGCAAAGAGTTCCAGAAGGGCGACAAGATCAAGGTCACCCCTGCACAGCGCGAAACCCTCATCGCTCGCGGCATCGTCGCCGGCCCCAAGGAGGTCTGATCCATGGCAGTCCTGAAAGAAACATTCGTTATCGGCGGCCACCTGAAGATGCGCGTCGCCGGCAGCGGCTTGCCCTTCCAGAAGTGCGGCCTGGTCTCCAGCATCCAGACCACCATCGAAACCAACAACCTGACCCTGAGCGACACCACCACCCCGCAGGGTGGCGAGTACGACTCGGTGGACCGCATTACCTCGGTCGGTCTGGCGATCAACTTCCGCGAGTTCTTCACGGCGATCCTGGCTGGCATTCTCTGGGGTGATGTCGCCACCGTACCGGCCGCCACGCACACCGACGAACAGCACGTCGCCGCTGTCGACGGCACCATTGCCCTCGACAACATGCCGCTGGAGATCGACGGCGTGACCAGCGTGGTCGACGGCGCCCCCGGCACGGAAGTCTTCGAAGAGTTCGACGACTGGGTGATGACCGGCTCCGGCATCGAAGTCGTCGCCGGCGGCGCGCTGGAAACTGCCATCCTTGCCGCACCGGAAGGGACGCCCTACAGCGTGTCGGTCGACTACAAGTCCGCCGCGGTCGATGTGGTCGAAGCGCTGACCAACTCCGGTCTGGAGCTGGAACTGCTGTTCGAGGGCGAGAACGCTGCCGGCACCAAGAAGCGCATTGAGGCCCGCTTCTGGAAATGCCGCCTCAACCCGGCCAGCTCCCAGGACTGGCTCAACGTCGACGACTTCATGGGCGCCGAATCCACCTGCAAGGTAATCAGCGATCCGTCGAAGGTCGGCGCGGGCAAGTCGAAGTACTTCCGCATCAAGAAGGAGCTGCCGGTGGCGGCGTAACGTCGCGCAACGCCAAGGAAGGCGAACCGCTCATATCTGGGATTGTCGAAACGTTCACGACAGACACGTGGGGACGGTTGCTACTGTTGTCCGCGCGGTTGGACGGTTTGAGCTAGTTGTTATAACTGCAAGGATATAGGCATAATTGCCCTACGGTTTACGCAGAAAGGTAATCCGGTCGGATTCACGGCAGCGAAATCGCTGCGCGGAGTCAGCATGAATACACCAATTCGGAGCAGCTCGATGAGCTTGATGAAGGATCTCACGCCCGCAATTTTGTCGGCAGCCGTCGGGATTATGGCCGGTTACAGCACTGTTGCGTCTGCAGACACAGTGCGCCAGGTTAGCAGCGTCACTCACGAGCTAAGCCAGGGTGACATCGCCCTTGCTGAAACCATCAACGACTTGATTAAGAAATGCGAAGCGCTTGAGGTAGGCTATCGTGATCTCGTTCGTCATGCATCCAAAGTGCCAGCCGAAAAGCTCGCGAGCATCATGTCCGTTGATGAGTTGGTCGATTTCTCAGCCAAGCTAAGTGAGCTGCGCAACTTGGAGATAGTTTTTGGCAGCGCCCAAGTGCCCGATCAATTTTCCGGCCTTCACGTGAAGGCTCGCAGGGCTCTGGCAAAGGGGCGGTCTTGGGTGGCGCAGTTGCACGACATGACTATCCAGTCGATCGGCAATCCGACGGTTTTTCCAGGGCACTCCTCCGCCGAGGGGTTGAGGGCTCTTGCTGAGCACTCAACTGCACGACTAGCGGAATTGGCGAACGCTTGAGTGTCGGATGTCACGGTTGTAATTCACCCACTGACAAAGTCTGAGTTTTTCACTCAACCGCTGGCTGCATTCCCTGGCCTCATCGCTGATCTTGAGAAGGACTTTGTCGCCTATAAGAGCGGCGGCCGGCTGCCCAGCTATTTTGGATGCGATGTGCCCTACACCCAGCCGGCTGCGGTTTTCAATGCGCAGCTGATGCACATTCACCTTTGCCTTCCGCCTGATTTTTTTCCACCGAACATTCCGCAGTTCGATCGCAAGTGCAGGAAAAATGCCCCGCACAAGGATTCCGCCTTGGTGTACGTTCGGGGGGAGCTCGAAGAAAGTCGCTACTGCATCCTTGGCGTGCTCTATCCACAGGCGCATGCAAAAGCCAGGAACGAAAAAATGATGAAGTATCTGGCCAGGCTTGCGAAAGAATGGCGAGACGAAAACTAAAGCCCCTCCCTGCGAGGGGCTTTCTGTTTCTGGCTGGCCGTTGCGCGGGACCCAAATCCTAAACTGACAACAATCTGGTCACATAGCGTCGGACAAACGCGTTCGGGGCTGGGATGATCCTCGCCATGCCGCTGGGATAGGCGGCGAGGAGGGCAGTGAGTGGTGCTGGAAAAAGTGACACGGTTTTGGCTGGCGCAGGAATATCAGCCTGTCATGCTGTCATTCAGTTGGTTTGGTGCTGTCGGTTTGGGCTTGTGCCTCGTTCTCAGCGCGGCGCAGGGCTTCCCATTCTGCCTGGGCCATTCCAAGCGGGCGGGAGCGTTTGCTGAGGGGTCTTTTGGTGGTGGTGGAGGGTTGGTCGCCGCGCTTTTCCCCGCTGGCGACTTGGCTCAGCAAGCCTCGAAGCGGGTCGAGCTTTTCTTCGAGCAGCTTGTCGAGCATCCAATAGGCTGTGTCGAACGTCTGTCCGCCGTGTGCCGCGATGCGGTCGTTATCGGCCAGCACTGACTCCAGCAGGGTGTACGCATCAGCGAAAGTCCCTACCTTGATTTCAGCCATGAATTCGTCGAGGGCGATGGTGGCTTCGAGGCGCTGCATGATTTCCGCGTGTAGTGACCGCCCGGCCTTTTTGGCGCGCTCCTCCAGATGGTCTCGTATCTCTTGAGGCATGCGGATCGGATAGGGGCTTATGGCGTGGCGGTCATTCATCGCATCAGTCCGGAGAGGGAATGTCCGGAGTATGTGGAACGAGTCGCTTTGACTCAATGAGTTAACTTGACTCATGTGGGTTGTGAGTTATTATGAGTCCACATCACAAGGGAAGAGGTTGCTATGAAAGATATGCGGCAAACAAATCCGTACTCGCTCAGGCTGGCGGATGAGCTACGGGAGGCGGCACTGCAAGAAGCTCATCAAAATCGCCGCAGCCTCAACGCCGAGCTGGGGCTGCTTATCGAGGAAGGTTTCAAATGGCGGGAGTTGCAACGGCAGCAGGCAGTAGCCTGAAACGAAGAAGCCCCGGCGTGCAGGCCAGGGCTTCAGGTGACATCAATCTAACTAGGAATAACGTCATGGCGAATACTAGCACAACCCAACACACAGGCAACACAGCCGCCGCAACCACCGCAGGCACCCAACAGCTGGTGCGTGTATTTGATGGCATCATTGGTGGACTTCCGGCGCAGGTGGTCGATGCCCGTGAGCTTCATGCGTTTCTGCAGAACGGAGACAAGTTTGCCGGTTGGATGGGCGCTCGGATCAATAAGTATGGATTCGAGGAAAACCGCGATTTCGTGATTGCTTCGGTAAATTCCGAAGCAAAGCGCGGCGGACACAACCGCAAGGACTACCTTCTCTCCCTGGATATGGCCAAAGAGCTATCGATGGTAGAGAACAACGAGCAGGGCAGAACGGCACGGCGCCACTTCATTGATTGCGAAAAACGCGCCTACGGCCAGCCGGCACCGGTATCTATCGCCGACACTTACCGCCAGGTCGCTTTCGAAGGCCGTCGCATCCGTGTCCTGATGCGCAATGACCAACCGTGGTTCGCCGCCGCCCATGTCGCCTCGGCGCTTGGCCTGCGCAGCTCGGATCGTATTACCCGCAGCGCGTTACCGCATGAGCTGTGCCAGGTGCTGCGGGGCAAGCAGGCCATGAACTACCTCGCACCGCAGGCTGCGCTGCGGGCCGGCGATTATGCCGCCCCGCAAGCGGGAGAGCGGTGGGGCGCCTGGTTCCAGCGTACCTTGGAGGGGCTGGTGCAACAGCGGTTGCAGCACCCGGCTCTGGAAGCGCCCGGGCTTACCGCTGTCCAGCGCTTCGGCCTGGAGCAGATGCTGAGCACTCGCCTGCTGCTGAGCTTCACTGCTGAGGGTGCTATGGATGTGAAGCCTGTCGCGCCCGAAGCGCTGGTGGTCACCCCGGATCGACTGGCTACGGTGATCGGTGACAATTTCGTCATCGGCCAACAGCACCTGCCTGAGATCCTGTCCGCTGTTGCTGGCCGAATGCGCGGCGCTGCGTGGTCAGGCCAAGAGGGCAACAAAGCGATGCCAGCGCTTGGCGGGTAGCAACTCGTCGGTGCGGCCGCGCTCCGTGCAGGAGTCGTTGTAGGCCGGTACACGGAGTGCCTCGATGCTCGGGGCCTCCATTGCGCGCAGTTCGATGAGGTGACCTTCAAGCGCCTCCGTGTCGAGGGTGCGCGCCTGTCGCTCCAGCTCGCGGTAGCGGCGCATGACTTCGTTGCAGGCGTAGGCTTTTTGGCCTGGGTTGATGATGATGTCCAGCGCGGTGACAACCGCAACCACAACGCCGGCGCCGCCGGACAGTTCTGGCGAAACCGAAACGAACCCCGCAAACGCGGCGCTACCGGAAACGATTGAGATAAACCGGAAAGTACCGGCCAGCTTCCCGAAAAACCGCTGCTGCAACAAGTAGTAGCGGCAGTTGTAGGAGATGTCTCCCATGGCTTCATAGCGGGTGCGTTCGTCGTAGCGGGGTTCCATGGTGGCTCCTGTTATTCCTTGGCTGGAGCCGGCGCCGGAGGTGGTGGCGCCGGTGTTCTGGCAGGCGGAACGTGAGTGAAGGGCTGCGGGTCGGTTGACATAGAGGCTCCTTGTTGGTGTTGGTTTGCTTGGCAGCGATCTGATGCTAGCACTGAGCCTCTATCCTTTCACCCGGACATTGCCACCCTACGAACTGGCCCAGCCCCGCGCTGGGCTTTGGTGCTGGCGTTTTGGTACATTCCCGGTCATATCACATGGGAGGGAAACCAGATGCAATGCCCGAAATGCGGCTATGAGCCGACGCTGAGCGAGGTTCAGAGAAGCCCGAGCGATTGCGTGAAGTGCGGCGTGAATTATGAGGGCTACGCTCGGTCGGTTGAGGCGCAAAGACAAGCCCGGGAGGCGGAGCAGGCTCAGGCAGTAGCTAACTTCGTTGCGCCTCACGTGAGAAAGATGGCAGCCGACAATCGGGGTGCCCAACCCGTAGTCATTGTCGATGCGCAGATGAGCTTCAACTCGATGGTCTGGTTCATGGTGAAGTGGTCAATAGCCGCCATTCCAGCGCTGATGATCCTGATTACAATCGGTTTCTTATCGGTCCTTCTTTTAGGTGGTCTGGCAGGGATCAGCAAATAACAGACATGGATCATTTCAAACCCGCTTCGGCGGGTTTTTTTTATTGCCCGGAGAAATGTATGAGCGAGTCAGCAGCAAAAGGCGTGGTCACTGTCGGCAAGGGCGACTTTGCCCGTGATGTGGTGGTGTCAGAGCTCACAGTCGCTCAAATGCGGCAGCTGATGATGGCGAACGCCTGGCCGGGGGATGATGCCGATGCAGACGCGCTGGCTCACTACCAGCTGGATGTTCACCTCTTTGAAGAGTGCCGGCTGACGGACCTGTCCGTTCTGGCCAATCTGAGCCGTGAGCAGATGAGCGAGCTGACTGGGACAGAGCTGCGCAAGATCATCGCGAAAGCGAAGGAGCTGAACCCGGATTTTTTTGCCGCTCTGGGTCGGCTGGCCAAAGCCCAGAGCGGGCGCTGAGCGATCTCGAATCCTGCCTTTCGATTCTCGGCCGGCTCGGCCACCACAACGCAATCCACTACCCCTGGCGCCTGTTTGTGCGCTGTCTGAAAGGGTGACACCTGATGACTGATGTTGAGCTGAGGCTGACGGCTGATACCGACAGCGCAACGGCCGGCGTGCGCGGATTCCGGAAGGAATATGCCGACCTGGTGAAGGCACTCGAGAAGCCGGTTCGGCAGATAGACGCGCTACAGCGCACTCAGGAGAGCGCGAAGGGTGCCGCCGCCGAGTTCTTTGCGGCCAAGCGCCGGGTAGACGAACTGAAGACCGCGATCAGCGCAGCAGGGCAGCCGGTTGCGGCGCTCGATCGGGACTTATCCAAAGCGGAGCGGACTCTCGTCAAGGCAACCCAGGCCTTTGAGCGGCAGAAGCAGCAGGTGAAGGCGCAGCGTGCCGAGTTACAAGCTGCAGGGGTGGATACCAGAAACCTGGCTGCTGAACAGCAGCGCCTGCAGACGGCACTCGCTGCAACCGTCGGAAAGGGCAAGGCGGATGCCGCCATCACGTCGGCCATGGACACCTTCGGAGTAACACGCCTGCGTGACCTGCGCGCCCAGCTGGTGGCGCTCAATTCCGACTACAAGCGCCTGACGCAGTCCGGTGTGCTGTCGGCAACCGAGCGGGCGTCGGCTGAAATCCAATACCAGGCACGGCTGGCCGAGACGAAGCGTGCGATTAACGAGTTGGGCGGCGAGGCAGCATCCAGTTCCGAGGGCTTGGCTGCAATAGGCGCGAGGCTGGCAGGGATTGTTGCAGCGGCCTACACCGTTCAACGGACCGCGGGTGCCTTTTTCGGCATTACCGATGCCGTTGGTGAGCTTGAGGATCGGATGCGTAACGCGCTGCCCGTGCAAGAAGAATATGAGCGGGCACAGGCGCGACTGGAGGAGATATCCAAGCGTGTTCGCATCCCGATTGCTCAAACCTCGGAGTTGTTCCTTGGCTCCGTTGGCCCGCTGCGTGAGATGGGTTTTTCAGCCCGTGCCACGGCAGACATGGTTGGTGCACTGTCCGCTGGCCTCGTCGCTAACTCGGTAAAGGGGCAGCGTGCCCAAGCAGTCATCGATCAGTTCAACAAGGGGCTCCAGACCGGAGTTATTCGTGGGGACGCATTCAACGCAATACTCCAGAACTCACCCGCGCTGACAGATGCGCTAACCAAAGGGCTTGGCGCGACTCGTTCTGAGCTGATAAGAATGGCAAACGCGGGCGAGCTAACGACGGAGCGTGTGGTAACGGCGCTTGGTAGCCAGTCGGAAGCGCTGCTGGCTCTCGCCGACAACATGCGTGTCACAGTAGGGGATGCTCAGAGCAGCTTGTCCGACTCCATTGATAAAGTGGTTGGGTCGATCGATAGGCTTCTCGGGTTATCGGCCCAAGCTGTAAAAGAGTTCGACGGGTTATCCGCAGCGTTGGACTCCATCGCCAAGGGCGGAAAGGACGTAACCCCCATCCTCGAATCGTATGCGGAGTCGGTTCTCAAGCGACTGGGCCTGTCCGGTCAAGCGCTTGAGCTTCTGTATGGCCAGTACAAGAAGTGGGAGAAGGGCGCCACGAAGTCGGTCGAGGCGGTGACCAGCGTTGAGCGCACCGCTGCCGATGAGCGAGAGGAGCTGAACGAGAAGATCCTCGCCGGCGAGCGAGCCTATGCCGCTAGCTTCAATGCCATCAGCAAGGACCTGACGGTCAAGTTCAAGGACGCTCTTGATCAGCAGGTAGCCGCGCAGCGCAAGGCGGCGTCTGCGCTGTCGAAGGCTCGCAACCAGCAGCTGGAGACCGAGAAACGCTATCGTGATGCGATGGATCGCTTGGGTGCCGGCGTGCGTGGGCCGGCCAGCTACGCCAACGCGCAGTCGTTGCAGTATGCAGCCAAGCAGGCGCTGGCCAGCGGAGATGTCGAGCGTGCCAAGAAGAACGCACAGGCCGCACTCGATATGCTGCTGGACCTGGCCGAGGCCGGGGAAAACACCTACGGCTTCGCCGGGTTCATTCAGAGCCTTCAATCCATCGAGCAAGAAGCAGATCAAATATCGGTCGCTAATGCCGAGCGCAGCTTGGAAGAGGCCACCAAAAAAACTCGGGAATGGAAGGCGGAGTTTGAAGAGCTCAAGAACTTCAAGATCACGCCTAGCATCGATGATGCTGCGCTCGCCAAGGAAACGGAGAAGCTGAAGAAGTGGGCGGCGACGATAGGCACAAGCGTCACCATCGAGCCCAGGACATTGCCGAAGGACCCGCTTCGTGTGCCTGGGTCAAAAGACGAAGACGGCTATGTGCTGCTCAACGAAACGCCTCAATTGCCGGCAGATTTTGTGCTGAAGGAAGTGGTTTTTCCTGAAGGCGAAAAGCCTGTCGTCGAGGCGGTCATCGCTCCCGTATCGATCGAGGCTGAATCGCCGCCAGTTGAGGTGACTGCTGCGGTTGATGAACAGTCAGTCGCCGGGATCACTCAGCAGATCATGGACTTCGTTGCGACCTGGGCGAAGATGGCTGTCGTGCCAGTGCGTTTTGGCGGCGATGCCGCATTGCCAGGCGCGGTAACGCCTGATGGCTTCGCCATAGGCGGCTACACCGGCCCCGGCAGCAAGTACCAGCCGGCCGGCATCGTCCACGCCGGCGAGCACGTGCAGCCGCAGGAGGTGGTGCGCGAGCCGGGGGCGCTGCATTTCCTCGAGCGCATCCGCCGCAACGGCTTCCGCGCCACGCTGGAGCAGATCCAGCGCCGCGGCTATGCCAACGGCGGGCCGGTGGTGCCGATGCCGCGCTTCGTCCCGAACGTGCCGGCGCCGAGCCAGGCATTGCTGGATGCTGCTGCGGGGCCGCAGTTCCCGCATTTGGGTCAAGTGGATCTCAACCTCGGAGGGGTAACGCAAACGGTGTATGTCGATCGCAGTGGTGCCAGCGAGCTTCGCTTGGCGGCTAGGAAATTCGCTCGAACGCATCGGTAGTGGCCTTTGGGCGTCTAAGGGCTATTATCCGGGCTCACTCATCACGAGAGATGACTATGACTGACAGTGTGCAAACGTTTGAAATCGGAGTGGATGCGCCCATCGAGGGAAACGACTGGCTAATCCAGAAAGTGGTCAAAATTGCGGAGGCAGGCGCGGGCATGTCAGTAATTCTGACAACGCCCGGCGGTTTGGTGGCAGGAAGGGTTATAAGTGGCGCCGAGTATTTCCAGAAGCTGGCTGATTCTTTCCGTACATCTGGAAGTGAGCCGGTGTACGGCGTGCTAGCCGATTGGGCCGCTTCTTTTAAACCGGTGGCCGAGAACCCATCAGACGCGGCGGGTCCATATTTCATTCATTTGGAAAACGCCAGCCTGTCCACACCAAGCAATATGACTACTCCACACGCGTTGTGGCGCGGAAAGATCAGCGCCGTTTCGGCTATCGCGTTCGGAACGCTGAGCTAGCAGCACACAATCGCACCAGCCCCGCACCCGCGGGGCTTCTTGTTTCTGGAGCCTCGAATGCCCAAACCACGAATCATGCTCGGCGGCGTGCCGATCGTGCTGCACGCCGGTGCGCCTGAGGAAAGTATCGGGCCCATTGGTGGTTCCACCGTGCTGCGCATGAGCGATGGCGCGGGCGTGAAGATGCAGCACTGGCAGCGCTCGGCCGGCAGCATTTCCGGCTCTGGCTGGATGCCGCCCGGGCTGGCGGGGCTGGACTACTCGCAGCCGCTGGAGCTGCGCAGCACCAAGACCGTCAGCCTCGTCGGCGAGGGCCCGGCTTTCACGCTGATGGGCACGCCTCGGTCAGACATGGCGCCCTGGGCGCAGGCGTTGATAGGTGGGGAGTGGGTAAGGGTGCAGAGCAGCTATGCCGATGGCGTTGTAACCATCCCGCCTGTACCGGGCGCCACGCTGTATCAGGCCTGTTACATGCCGGTGTTCTCGGTGTTCGCCGAGCAGCCCTCGGAAACGCAAAGCGCCGGGCCGGCGATACACGGCTGGTCGCTCAACTGGGAAGAAGCCTGATGCTCAACGGATCGCCACTCAACTCTGGCCCGCTCAACAGCCTGCCGGGCGGCGCGGCTGAGCCTGAATATGTGGTGCGTGGCCAGTCGTTCGTGTGGGCGCTGCGTGTGCTGGTGGCCGGGGCAGACGTCACAGCCCAACTCACCGGCACCGTCACCGTCGACCGGGAGGAGGGCGCCGCTGGCATTGCTGGGTTCGACCTGTTCATCGCGCCTGGTACGCCTGTCGCGCCCCCGGACTGGAAGGGTCGCGCCGTCACCATCGACTACATCAGCACCAAGGCCGGCACTACAATTGAGGCCCGGCGCTACACCGGCCAGATCAGCCGGGCCAGCTGGAACCCCATCACCCGTGTGTTGAGCTGCGAATGCTCGGACCAGCTGCAGCAGCGCGTCGAGTCCATGGCCATCGCCAGCATCGACGCCCTGGTCGGCGGCCACTGGTCGGCTGATGTGTTCGAGCCTGTCGAGGGGCGCAGTCATTGGGACTACGCCCTGGAGCGCCTCAGCACCCGACCAGCCAGCCTGGAATGCTCGCCTGCCGGCGGGCTTCGCGTGACCAGCTGGTACTCCGTCGCGCCGCACTTTGTATTCGGGCCGGGGACCACGCTGTACCAGACTGTCGATCTGCAGGAGGCGGACCTTGACCGCACCGTCAACCGCGTCGAGATCGAATTCAGCTACCGCTACAGCCGGCTCTGGCAGCGCAACAAGAGCTACGCGTGGAAATCACCGGAGACCGGCCTCAACAGCGGCATCGGCGGCTTTTGCCAGTGGCGATCGAACTCCCACGAGCTGCCGACGAAAGAGATGATCGACGACGCCGCGGCGGACAACGGCGAGACGGTACTCAGCCCCAACTACTACGAACTGCCGCCGACGATGGCCGACCCCTGCCTGGACGGTAACCCGTGGATCAACAACCAGCAGGGCCTGCTGCTCGGCGTGAGCTGGATCGGCGCCAGGCGCTGGGTGCAGACCGTGACCGAGACCTACCGGCTGGCCCTGGCCACCGAGGCCGGGCAGGGTGAGGACTCGCGCATCGTCCAGCGCGCCGGCTACACACTCGACATCGACGACGACCGAACTGAGGAATGGACGAGCGAGCCGATCCTGGGCGGCGACAGCGGCTACAGCGACACCGATGACGAAACCCGGCGCGATGCTGCGCTGACGGTGGCCCTGCACGCCGGGCAGACGCAGATCATCGCCGCGCACCGGGAAACGACGCTGACCTGGCAGGTGCCGACCAGCCTGGCGCTGGGCGTCGATCTGATTCACACGCTGGAACTGGCCGACCAGGGCGCACATGCCGTCGGCAAATGCCGGCGCATCGTGGATCAGTTCGACCTGCTGGCCGGCCAGGCCGTGACCACCCTCAGCATCGCCGTGATGCGCGGCGGTGGCGCGAGCGACCCACTGACCCTGCCGGAGCGCCTGGGCGCCGAGGCTGTAACGCCGCCCGGCAGCAGCCTGACCAACTTGCCCACCCAGCTCGGTGGGCGACTCAGCTCGCCGGAGTACGACGAGGACCTGCCGGGTTTCGCCGGCAACTACTCATCCACCACCGCCGGGCTGCCTGTGTTCCCGCGCCGCATCGATGCGGTGACCGACGAGATCGCCGCCGAAGACCGCGACGAGCGCGTGCTGGAGGCTGACCGCCTCTACCGAGTGGGCATCCCCAACGACAGACTGGAGCTGTAACCATGGCAACACTGCAGCAGCAGCGGCAGGCCATCGCCGCCGGCATGGCCGCAAGCCGCGCCCCGACCGGGCAGGCCGAGCGCCAGGCCATCGGCGCCGCGATGGAGGACAACCGGCGCGCGGGCGGCAAGGCCATGATCGAGCGCCGCACGGGCAGGGCTGTAGCGGATGACATCAACAGCCTCACCGAGGCTCGGCCGCAGCGCAAAGCCCTGCGCCCCATTGCCCCGGTCGGCGCACTGCCGCCCACGCGCGGGCGCGGCGTGTACAAAGCGCCGCCGGAGACTGCGGGCGGCGCTGGCATTTCCTGGCCGCTGGTGGAGGGGGGCGGGCCGGGCGATGAGCCTGAGTTTGCGCGCACCTACCACGACGCGAGCACCACCATCGTCACCACCGACGGCCTGCTGCGGCTAGAGGTGCTGCAGGTTAAGGCAATAGTCATGCACGATGCGAACGGAGAGGTCGGAGAGCTACGGTTCGCCAAGCGGCCGCCGAAGGAGGGCGAGCCTTGATAGACCTCGACATCTCGCTACCTGATTTCGGCGCGTTCGGCTGGCCGCTGCATGGCTTGGTTCGGGGCAATGACTTGATACTCCCGAACGGCCAGTCGTTTTCGCTGCTCTATGCCCCTTTTAATGGGGACAACTGGCTGCTCACCGTTCCGGGCGCGCCGGGGGTTAGCAGGTCCCCTGCTCAGGCGCAGGAAGATGAGGATAACGGCCTCATGTGGCCGGAGGACGTGCTCTGCTGGGACGGCCACGTCCACGGCATGCCCCTTAGCGATATTTCTCAGTGCCAAGAACAGGAGAATTTCAGCTACGTCTACACGGAGGGCGTAGGCCGGTGCTGGGTGGTGGGGATCGACAACGGCGCCGGCGCAACAGACACCGTCAGGGTCGAAGTGGGGCCGCTGCAACCGAACGAAGATACGCCACATACGGCAGTCTTGATCCCGATACCGGACGGGTTGACCAGCTCGCGTGTGAGTTACCTCCGCGCTGTAGACGCCACGCCTGACGGGTCCAGCGCGATACTCAAGAGCCTGTCTGGAGACTTCTTCCTGCTGGAGCTGCAACGCGACGACGACCAGTGGGACTTCGCGCTCTCGCACATAGGCGCAGGACCTGGAGGGACCTGGACGAACACCGCGTACAGCATGCAGGACATGTACTACGGGGTCCAGATTGGCGCAGAGGTGACCGGGACTGAAATTCTCGACGGCGCCTGGAGGATTGACGAGGCCACCGGGACTATCGTGCCGGAGCCGGTGTGGGGCGCCGGGGAGTACCCGACCAAGACGCCGCGACAGACATTTTCGGCGGTGGCGACCAAGCTAGTCGCAGACACCCCGGAGCCTGACTCAGGGTGGACTTTGGGCTGGGTCATCAGGGAGGGCACCTCTCGCTGGGCTGGCCGGCCCGGAGTCGTGGGTGCCTGGTTCGACGGCGACGGCGCTCTGCGCGTGATGAGAGTCGAAGGCTCCATCGAGCTGGAGGTGTCAGGGGACATATCGGCCAGCGCCTCCGGGGAGCTGTACACGCAAAACAATTTGCCGTTCTACGAGGACCCCGTACACGGGGAGGTCAGCATCTCGGAGGTATGGGGGCCGTGGTGGCCAGACAGGCAGAACAGTACGGCATCCGTGTCGGTAAGCATGCACTTGCGCACCACGGAAAGATCGACGTTCAGACTGCTGCTCAACGACGCCGAAATCGACCGCCTTGAGCTTGAGCGCGAGTGGCTACTGGAGACAACGGAGCCTGATCTCTACCTGAACGGGAATGTCTACCAGTACAGCGGCGCCAGCATGCACCGGATTTCGAGCACTCTCGGCAAGGGCCACGTCGTCACGCGCCTGAAAATAGACGGCAGCGATGTCGTCTCTATATCCGAGGACACCTGGATACGGATCAACAGTTCTCGCGGCCAACACACGAACGCTAAATCAGCCGCCATTGACGTATCCACCCCGGCAATCTGGACGGTCCCGGATATGCCTCCGAACATGGGGGCTACGCCTGGCGAGGTCAGCACGTTGCGCGTGGACCAGAATAGAGAGCGTATCGATGGATGGCAGATCGAGTACTCCTCGAAGCTCTTTGCCTTCGCGAGCAGGGTCGGGCTTACCGGTGACTGGTCGGTTAAGCCTGCGTCTTGTCCGACCGGCTTCGCGCCTGGGTCAGAGCGAACCGTGCCGGTGAGCGCTTTCTTCAGTCTCCGGGGCTCATACAGCTCTCGGACGAGTGAGGTTGAGATTTCGCACGAGCACGGAGTTATCAACTGGATGTAATGAGGCCCACATGCAGCTATTCGTAAACAACTGGACCGGCACGCTCATGGCCGGCATCGGCGCCAGCGATACCGAGCTGGAAATCGAAAGCGCCAGCGCCGCCCGGCTGACCGGCTTGGGTAGCGGCGACTACTACCTGCTGACGCTGGCGCGAGTCGAGGGCGGTCAGGAGGTCGCGTGGGAGGTCGTTAAGGTTACCGACCGCGCCGGTGCAATGCTGAGCGTCGAGCGAGGCCAGGAGGGCACTGCCGCGCTGCCGTGGCCATCCGGTACAGCCCTGAGTCTGCGTGTCACTGCCGGGACGCTGCTGGCGTTACAGGAGTCGGGGGGAGGCGGTGGCGACGGCGGCATCGTCATCGTCGAAGGGTTCGGCGCCCCGAACGCTGCCCCGCCGTCGAAGGGGGCGATCTACATACAGACCGGCGAGTATGGGGAGTACCCCCTGTACATCGCCGCTGGAGACCTGAATAGTGAGGATTGGGTTGGCCCACTGGCCTCATACACAGGTCGGCAATTCGTGGAGCTTCAGGCGCCCGAAACGGTCGGCTTGCCTGTTTCAATTGGTCGCGTGCTGGCGCATCCCGCCCTGGAAGACCCGCCAGGCGAGTTCCGGCTGCGTCTGCCGGCCGCCGCCAGGCTGCGCAATGAGCACATGCTTGAGTTCTCTGTTTCTGTAGTTGCCGACCCCGGCAGCACGCTCGTGATCGCCGCGCCAACGGGATCAACTGCCTCGTTCAGCGTTTCAGGCCCAGCCGTGGGCCACACCGCCTCATCCAGTGCTCTGACGATACCGATGCAGACGATGGAGCTGCGTGTGAGCTACTGCCGCGCCTACGACGGCCAGCTGCAGGTGCATGTGCTAGTCCAGCACCTCGAACCCTGACCCAGCCCACTCCGGTGGGCTTTTTTACGCCCGGAGCCATCATGCAGCCAGCAAAACACGATCTGCACATCGTGCAGGGCGCGACCCTGCGCGACACCCTGCGGCTGATGCAGCCGCGCTATGAGTATCGGCCCATCACTGCCATCGGCGGCTCACCGGTGCGCCTCACTGTCGACCATGGCCTGGCTGGCAACTGGCTCGCCTGGGTGGAAGGCTCGACAGGCCTGCAGGGCCTCAACCGCTCCACCCGCGAGCGCCCGCACCGCGTCACGGTAATCGACGAGTCGACGCTGGAGATCAACGCGCTCTCCGCGTTCGGCCTGGCGCCCAGCGGCGGGCAGATGATCTACAAGCCGCCCGTAGACCTCACCGGTGCCACCGCACGCATGCAGATCCGCGCTGGCATCGGCGGGGCGCTGCTGCTGGAGCTGACCACCGAGAACGGCGACCTGGCCATCACCGGCCCCGGCACCTTGGTGCGCACCCTCAGCGCCGCGCAAACCGCCGCCCTCACTTGGACCGAAGGCGTGTACGACCTCGAAGTCGAGTACGCCGACGGCACCGTGCAGCGCTACCTGCAGGGCAAGGTCACCGTCAGCCGCGAGGTAACCACATGAGTGTCGCCATCTGTGGAGACCCCGAGGTGCTCGTCATCGAGGACGGCGCCGAATACGCCGTCGCGCTGGAGCCGGAAGCAGAGACCGCTGTCGTCACTGCCGGCGAGCAGGGGCCGCCTGGCCCGCCCGGCAAAGACGCTCCCGGCTCTGATGGCTCGCCGGTGATCAGCGCCGACCCAGGCAACCAACTGACGCAAGGCAGCGACAACGGCCTCTACGTCCCCCCGCATTCGTGGGAAATCAACCACTGGTAAACAGGAGGCCACATGGCCCAGGTCAAGTTCTACAAAGTCAGTACGCTGCCCGGCACTCTGGAGGCCAACGCCTTCTACTACGTCGAAAACGGCAACTACGCGGAAAGCTACCTGACCAACAACGCCGGCGTGGCGAAGGCGGTTGGCAACACCGCGATGATCAATGCGCTGATCGACGCCGCCCTGGCGAACTGGTCCGGCGCGGCCAGCACCGTCTCCATCGTGGCCGACATTGCCGCCCGCGATGCGTTGATCGCCACCCTCGATGCCAACGCCATGATCCTCGTGGTCGATGCCACCGGGGATGCGACAGTGGGCGCCGGCTCGGCACTGTACGCCTACGCCGCAGATACCGAGACGATCTACAAAATCGCCGAATACGAATCCATGGACGTAGTGCTCCAGTGGAGCGACCTGCAAGGCGGGCCGACCAGCACGCCGGCACAGATCGACAGCGCCGTCAGCATGGCTCACAGCCACGCCAATAAGACCACGCTCGACGAGCTCGGCGAAGACGCCGAAGGGCTGACATTCAAAGGGCAGGGTGTGAGCTCGCGCTGGGCAACCAACAACTGGTGATCGCATGGCCACGGTAAAACATCACAAGGTCGTCGCCGCGTTGCCAGCCGTGCTGGAGGCCAACGCCATCTACTATGTGCGCGTCGGGCAGGGGCACGATGTCTACGTCACCAACGGCTCGGGCATGATCGTTGGCTATCCGGCCAACGCGGCGCTGGGCCTGGCCGGCAAGGTGGACAAGGCCGCCGGCCAGTCTCTGATGACCGATGCCGAGCGGACCAAGCTGGCTGGCATCCAGGCTGGTGCTACGGCCAACGCCACCGACGCGCAGCTGCGTGCTCGCAGCAGCCACACCGGGACGCAGGACGTTTCGACGATTACGGGTCTCGGCACCGCTGCGACGGCGAACGTGCAAACCAGTCCAACAGATACCACTGCCGGGGCGTTAATGGCGGTGGGCGCAGGAGGCTTACTGTCGGAAAGTAGTGCCAGCGCTTATGACAATACCTGGGCAGGCAACAGGTTTAGGGGGTGGAGTTCTGATATGACTTACGGGCCATTCCCCGGAACAGAGGGGATGGGGATAACACTTGGCTATAATGAAGTGCGCCGGTTTGAGTTAGCGATAGGCAGGACCAACTCTCTCAAATTCCGTTACACAACAGACGTGTCTACTCCCGGCGGGTGGCGCGAGGTGTTCCACACCGGCAACTTCAGCCCCGCCACCAAGCAGGACAAGTCCGCTCTCGTCACTACAGCCACGACCCGCACCTTGGCCCTGACTGACGCATGGAACTACGTGCGGCCTGGCACCACGAGTGCCATCACGCTGACTGTTCCGACAAACGCATCCATGGCGTTTGAGATCGGCACCGAGATCACCGTCCGCGCACTGGGCAACGTAACCCTGGCGGCCGCCAGCGGCGTAACGCTGAATGCTCCGTCGGGCGGAACGCTCAGCATGACTGCCCGCATGACGGTCACCCTGAAGAAGGTCGCCGCGAACGAATGGGACGTCATCGGCCAAACGGTGGCAGCATGATGCCCGGTGTGGTGGCGGGGTTTCCGCAGGCGGCAGGCGTCCGATATACCGTTACTGTTGGGCATCGTGCGGACACATCACAGTACGGCTTCAATCTGCCACTCTGGTTTTCTGGTGTGGATTATGGCGGCATAGAGCCAACGCCGGAATTGGGGGGCGGGATAATCCTGCGGTCCTCCTACTGGTACTACGGACAGTTAGGGGAACAGGTCACGTTTACATTCCAGCGCCCAGACTTTTCTAGCAATACGTTTACGCCTGTGACACTGAGCGAGGTCCTGAGCCTGATAAAAAACATAGCAATCAACGGCACTGCCTTTGTTCTCGCTGAGGCGGGCAATACGTCTCAAAGTCAAGCTACCGCCAGTTTTAACTTCCCCACTCCGAATAACCCATTTGGGGATGTGGCTGGCGCGAAAATACCCGTCGTAATGCACTACGTATAGCCGCCTTTAAAATGACGAAGCCCGCCACGCGCGGGCTTTTTTCGATTGGAGAAAACCATGACCCTCTCTGAAATAAGGGAGCGAGCCATAGCGCCCGCTCTCGCGCTGCTGCCTGCGCGCCATACAAAGGAGTGACCATGCAAACCTCACAACGAGGCATCGACCTCATCAAGCGGTTCGAGGGGCTGCGGCTGCGCGCCTACGATGATGGCGTTGGTATCCCCACCATTGGATACGGCCATACCAAGGGCGTAAAGCTGGGTATGACGATAACCGAGGAGCAAGCCGTCCAGTTCCTGCGCGAAGATCTTCACAGCGCAGAGCGTGACATTGACAGGCTGGTCACCGTGCATCTCTGCCAGCACCAGTTCGATGCGCTGGCGTCGTTGGTATTCAACATCGGCGGCACCGCATTCCGCGACTCGACGCTGCTGCGCAAGCTCAACGCCGGGGACTATGCGGGAGCCGCCGTTCAGTTCGACCGGTGGGTGCATGGCGGTGGAAAAATCCTGCCGGGGCTGGTCAAGCGGCGCGCCGCCGAGAGGGCGATGTTCGAGGATGCGCAATGACCGCCTGGCTGAAGCTGCTCCCGTCCTGGCTGTGGTGGCTGCTGGCCCTGGTGGTGGTCGCCGGCGCGCAACAGTTTCGTGTCTCTGGCTTGCAGAGTGAATTGAAGACCGAGCGCGCGGCCTCGACAGATACCTTCGGGAAGCTCTCGGCCTGCCGGGAGACGCGGGGCAACCTGCTGGTGCAGGTTAGCGAGCAGAGCGCCGCGCTCGCCGATCTGCGCGCCCTGGCCGATCAGCGGCAGGAGAGGGCGAAGCAAGCCCAGGCCGGCGCCCGCGAGGAAGCACAGCAGGATTACCAGGCAGCGAACCGGCTGCAACAGGAACGAACCGGTGGTGATGCGTGCGTCGCGGCGGAGTCGATCATTGATACGGAGCTTGGGCTATGAAGCGGATGCTGCTGGTGGGAATGGTCGTTGCGCTGGCAGGGTGCGCTGGACAGGCCGTTGAGCCTGATCCTCGCATTGTGCGCGTAGAGGTGCCGGTGGCGGTCCCGTGCCGGACGGATGAGGTGGCAGTGCCGCCGTGGGCTGCGGAAGGGCTGCGGAAGAGCGACAGCCTGGAACTGAAGGTGAGGGCGCTGCTCGCGGAGAGGCGGCAGAGGATCGGCTACGAGCGCGAACTGCTGGCGGCGAATGAGGTGTGCCGCTAACTCCTCCACCTGAACCGCTCCGGCGTCTCGCGCACGAACCCGCGTCCTTCGCATTCCGCACAGTCCTCTCGCTTGCTGAACGAGTCATCGCAGACGGGGCAGGGCATAAAGATGGACACGCTGGCTCGCGTTGAGATTGCTGCATGCCGCTCCGTGTCGCCTTCTTCCTTGGCCAGCTGGATTGCATCGAGGGCGGCCCGGTACAGGTCCGGGTCGTCGATGGCGCGCAATTCTATGCCTCGAATCATCCGCGACACCTCGACCAGCTCATACTCGCCGGTCGGCGTGATGCAACGCTTCCCATCTATGAATCCGATCGATTCCTCGCTTCGATTGAGCAGCTCCAGGCCAATGTCGGTGTGCGTCACCCTCGCGTCTATCTGGGATGCGCTCCAGCGTTTCTCAGGCGGTTTCCAGTTAAAGGCGGTGCCCGACAGATACCCTAGCGCCGCGCCGTCGCGCACTAGCACGTAAGATCCAGACCGTAAGAAGTAACGGTGACGGACTATCTGCTCTTCGATCTCGTGTGAATACGCAGACTCCGCAAGCTCGAGCAGATCGAAGTGTTCCAGGGGATCGATAATGCCCGATCGAAGCATGTCGTCCGCGGCCTCGATAAGGTTTTCCCGATAGAGCCGGGGAAGGTCACGGCGTTCTGATTCGTCGTCCAGCATGCGATGCCAGCGCTCGACGGTCATGCTGGTGCGGTGAGTGAAGGAGATATCGCGGCCCATGGTCTGCTCTGATGCTGTATATGCGTACAGTATCAGGCCGGCTCAAAACCCATCCAGCGCTTGCTGATCGACGGCTATAGCGCCGGATTGCTGATGCGCTCGATCAGGTGTGCGCCTTCGTTGCGGACGTTTCCTACAGCCCGATCCACTGGATACCAGTCGAACTCCTCGACGCCGAGGCCGTGCTCGAGCGCGATCTCTTCCGCCTCGTTTGCGTCTAGCTCTGGGTCCAGCCAGTGCAAGGCGCATTCAGGCGATAGCACGAGTGGTCGGCGGTCGTGGATATCCAGCATGCCGGCGCCGCTGGACGATGTGATGATCACGAAGCCGTCCCCGTCGCGGGGCTCGCCAATGCCGCCTCGCTGAAACTGGCCCAGGGCCGCGAAGAACATCGGTGCGTTCGATCGCAGCTTGATCAGGTAGGGTTGCTTGATCCTCGGATTCGCTTCGTCCTTCTTCCATTCGTACCAGCCATCGGCCGGCACGATTGCCCGGCCGGTTTTCCATATGTCGCGGAAGAACTTGCTCGTCGCGGCAGTCTCGGCCCTGGCATTGATCGCCGGCGGCCGTTTCCCCTGTGCCCAGAACGGGGCGTATCCCCAGCGCACCCCGTTCATGCGCAACCCATCTTGGTCCCGGTGCAGCAACTGCACCCGTGATTGTGGCGGCACGTTGTACCGCCCGATCGGAGTCGGATCTACTCCATCGATCGTCATCTGCCCGAGCGCTTCGAGGTATTCAATTGGGTACCGGTATTGGGCGATTCGGCCACACAT